GACCAGATCGAGCGGAACGCGGCTTCGAGCACCTTGTGCGGGCGCACGAGCTCGTACCAGATGGTCAGATTGCCGTCCTTGACGCGGTACTTGATGCGCGCCTCGACCGGCGACGGCTGGCCGTTCTCGAAGACAGGAATTTCGAGCGTGATCTGCGGCGGCATCGCGATCTTGTTGCCCGTTGCGTTGATGTCTTCCTTCCAGACGAAGTTGGTGCTGCCGTCTTGCAGGCGAGCCGCCGACACGAAGTTGCCTTCCTTGCTGGCTTCGAAGTTGAGTGCGACGCTCAGCATCGTCGAGCCGTCCGGCGTCACGATGTCCGGGAGGTTGTCTTCGATCAGTTCGGCGAACTCGAGCTGGTTGAGCGCTTTGCGATCCTTGCCCGTCCATACTTTCCATTCGCGCGACGCCGGGACCGCGAACTCGACGCGGAACTGACGCCAGTTCGCGCCCTTGCTCAAGTCGTCACCCGCCAGCGCATGCTCATATGACAGGTGATCGTCGATGACGCCCAAGATCTTCGCCGGGTCGAGAGACGCATAGATCAGACTCTCGGCGCGCTTTTGGCGGTTGAAGTAGTTCACGAAGCTAGTCGCGTCGCGGAGCTTGACGATTCCGCTGGCGCGCGTCGGTTTGTCGAACACTTCGTCGACGATCTGCGCCTGGTAGCCATCCGGCACGATCACGAACGGCTTGCCGTCCTGCAGAGTGCTTTTCTGTGCGCCGGCGAGCGAGGTGCCAGCGGCAAGTACAGCAGCGACGTTCTGTTCGCCTTGGAAATCGTGGAGCATGGTTTATCCGTTTAGAGTTGATTGACGAGAGGTGATCGACGCGCGTTTAGCCGAGCGCGGCGCGGGGGCTGCTGTCTGCCAACGAGATACCGGGCAGTTCGGTTTGACGCTCGCTATGACGCGAGAGGTTGTTTTCGACGGTCGGGAAGAACACCTCGGCGGTTTCCTTTTCGCGCGGCAGCGTCGCGACGACCTTGCCGGTCACTTCGAGAGCGTCTTGCACCTTCGCGAATGGCTTCACCTCGACGGTGATCGTGATCTTTCCGGCCTTGCCCGTGTCACGCACCATCGCGACAAGCGTGTTCAGTTCGTTCGTCGCCTCTTCGACGACTGCGCCCCCGCGCAACTCCATTAACCGCGGCGGTCACGACCAGCACTGTCAACCTGACGGCCGACAACAAGGGCCTCGTCGGCAACGACATCGACATCCGCTTCAACTATCAGGGCGCGGCGAACGGGGAAGTGTTCCCGACGGGATTCGCTGCGACGATCACGGCGATGACCGGCGGCGCAACGAACCCGACGCTGACGACGGCACTCGGCAACCTGCTCGACATGCCGTTCGACTTCATCGCGTGCGCGTTCACCGATACGACGTCGATGGATGCGATCAAAGCGTTCCTGAACGATTCGACGGGGCGCTGGAGCTGGCAGCAACAGGTGTTCGGGCATGCGTTCTATGCGTACCGCGCGACGTGGGCGAGTCTCACGACGTTCGGCGCGGGCCGGAACAACCAGCACGAAACGGTGATGGGTTTCAACGACTCGCCGACGCCGCCGTGGCAATGGGCTGCGACGGTTGCGGCAGTCACTGCCGTGAGCGTGCGCGCGGATCCCGGCATCCCGATGCAGACCGTTGCGCTGACCGGAGTGTCGGCGCCCCCGCTGCAATCTCGATTCAATCTGAGCCAGCGCAACACGCTGCTCTTCGATGGCATTTCGACCTTCACCGTCGCAGACGATGGCACCGTCGCGATCGAGAACCTGATCACGACGTACCAGACCAACGCGTCGGGCCAGCCGGACAACAGCTATCTCGAAATCGAGACGATGTTCCTCCTGACCTACGTGCTGCGCCGGCTGCGCACGATGGTGACGACGAAGTACGCGCGCGTGAAGCTCGCTGCCGACGGAACGCGGTTCGCCCCTGGCTCGGGAATCGTCACGCCGAAACTCATCAAGGCCGACCAGATCGCGGAATACCGCGCGATGGAGTACGAAGGCTATGTGCAGGGCAGCGACATCTTCGCAGCATCGATCATCGTCGAGCAGAACGCGTCGAACCCGAACCGCGTCGACGTGCTGTGGCCGGGTGTGCTCATCAACCAACTGCGCATCTTCGCGCTGCTGGCGCAGTTCCGCCTCTCGACCAGCCAGACCTGATCTGTCCGTCAACGCATAGCGCCGCCCGCTAATCCGGGCGGCGTTGTCATTTCTGGGAGCCTTAGATGGCGAACAACACAGGCCTCATCGCCGGTACCGCGTATCTGTCGGTCGATGGAGTGAATTACCAGCTCGAAGGCGAGCTTAAGTATGACGTCGCCAAGGTCACGCGTGAGACGAAATCCGGACAGGATACGGTGCACGGCTTCAGTGAAATGCCGAAAGCGCCGTCGATCAGCGCGTCGATCCGAGATTCTGGCGGCTTGAGTCTCGCCGCGATCAACGCCATGACGAATGTCACGGTGGTGCTCGAGCTTGCAAACGGCAAGACGGTTATCGGGCGCAACATGTGGACCGTTGAGCCGAGCGACGTCGACACCGTCGAAGCGAAATTCCCTGTGAAATGGGAAGGTCTGCAGGGCTGTATCACGGAGAATTAAGCGATGAGCGAAACGAAAACGATCGTTCTGCGCAAGCCTTTGAAGCACGGCAAGGACGACGCGGAGACGGTGGTCAGTGAGATCACGATTCGTGAGCCGCTTGCCGGCGACTACGAGAAGGCCGAGCAGTCGTCGGGTGTGTACGGCACGTCGGTCGCGCTGATCGCGCTTCTTAGCAGCGTGCCCGTCGACGTGATCGACCAGATGTATGGCAGCCAGATCGACGAGGCGGAAGATTTCATCGCCTCGTTCGGCCACGATGCAGCGCGGAATCCCGAGCGCAGCGCGGACGAGATCGTCATTCAACTGACGAGGCCCGTGCAGATCACAAAGGAAGACTCCGCGCTCAATATCGCCTCGCTGACGCTATGCGAACCGACGAACCAGCAGAAGCGCAAAGCAGAAGCCGCGGGCGGCCCGTTCGCGCGCATGGTGGCGCTGATCAGCCTGATTGGCAAGGTGCCGAAGAGTTCCGTCCGTGGTCTCTGCGCACGTGACTTCCTCGAGGCGGTGGCGTACTTCAACGGTTTTCAGGTTCGGCGATCACCGGACTCGGACGACTGATCGCCGCGCAGATCTCGATTCCGGAGTGGTGGGATGACCGTCTCGCCGAGCTGACGCACATGATGCGTTTCGATCCTGACCGGGTCGAGCAGATGACAGAAACCGAGACCCTGCACTGGCTCGCAAGAGCGCGTCGCCTGGGCAAACGCATTGGAGTGGGCGCATGAACATCGGTGGCGGCGCAGGCGCTGTGCTCAGCACCGCCTCGGGGATTGGCAATCTGGCGAGCTCGCTCGCCGCGCGGCTCGGTGGATCTGCTGCGTCGTATTTCGACCAGTTGCGTCCGGCGTCCTACCGTGGCGTGTCGTTCGTTTCGCTCGGCGGCGAATCCGCATTCGGGCGCCGAAACCAGGTGCATCAATACCCGCAGCGCGATACGCCGTGGATTGAGGACCTTGGGCGGGGCGCGCGGCGTATCCGCATGTATGGCTTCGTCATCGGCGACGACGTCATCATGCAGCGCGACATCATGATTGCAGCGGTGGAAACGGCCGGAGATGGTGAGCTTATACATCCGACGCTCGGCCGTCTGACTGTGAGCCTGATGGACTTCCGCAGCGTCGAGCGGTGGGAGCAGGGTAGATATTTCGAATTTCAGTTCGAATTCATCGAAGCTGGGCAGCGCACGTATCCGACGGCTGAAACGGCGACGACGCAGTCGGTTTTGAACAGCGTCGCGGGCCTGAACGTCGCTGCCGCACTGAACTTCGCGAAGACCGCGCTGAACGCGATCGCGTATGGCGCTGCAGTGCTCGGCACTGTCGTCAATACCGCGCTCGGCTGGTACACCGATGCGAAGAACATCGTCGGCGATGCGCGGAATCTGTTTCAGCTGCTGTTCAACCTGCCGGGCGACTTCGGTCGCTTCGCGGGCAGCGCAACGGTGCCGACGTTCAGCAAGTATCCAAGTTCGTCGGTGCAGTCGAATCAGACCACGCAATCGATGATCGAGGCCGCGACGACGGCGCGCGCCAACGTCAGCACAGCAGCAGACACGATGGCGGCCGCCGCGGCGGGATTCGACGCAACAACGGTCGACGCCTTTACCGGTGCGGTGCAGGGCGTCACATCGGCGGTTCTGGCGGCGACGAATGATCCGAACGACTCGATTCGCCTGCTGTCGTCGCTATCGACGTTCGTGCCAGATGCAGGCACGACGACGTCGGTAATTGGCGCGGCGATGGGCGACATGCAGTCGGCGTGCAGCGATCTGTTCCGGCGCACGTCGATTGGCGCGGTCGCGCAGGCGTCATCGACCTATCAGCCGACATCGAGCGACGACGCGGCGCGCGTGCGCGATCTCGTGACGGGCCTGATCGATGCGGAGATGACCGTTGCAGGCGATCAGGGCGAGGACGAAACGTATGAGGCACTTTCGACGCTGCGCGCAGCGGTCGTTGCCGACTTGAACAAGCGCGGCGCCGGGCTGTCGTCGATCAAGACATTCAGTCTTCCGTCGACGCTGCCATCGCTCGCGCTCGCGACGCGGCTGTATCGCGACCCGACACGCGCGGACGAACTGGTCGCGCAGGCAAACCCTGTGCACCCAGCCTTCATGCCGACGACCTTCAAGGCGTTGGCGAACTGATCCTCGAGCGGTTTCATGGCAAGCAAAATCTCCATTGCGATCACCG